GCTCGTAGGGGTTCATGTACCGGCCAATGTCTTGGCCCAAGAAGGAGGCGGCCTGCATGGTCGGCGCGGCACCCGGTGCGGCAACATCTCGAGCCGCGAACGTGGTGCCTACTCGGCCCGCACCGATGCGCTCTGGCGCAAAGGTCGTGCCGACGCGACCAGCAGAGATACGCTCCGGCCCGCGAGCGAGTGAGGCGCCGACACGTTCGGCACCCACCCGCTCCGGCTGGTATCCCATGAGAGCCATCGCGTTACGCGCGGCGGCCTCAACCTCTGGGACAAATCCCCCCTCTTGCGCAATACGTCGCGTCGCCGCCTCGCCGGCCATGTAGTCGCGCGTGAACGGCGCGACCATCATCCCACGATACGGCTCATACGGGATCGCCGCGACCTGCTCCGCAAACTGGAGGTTGCCCAGTACGCGGTTATAGATCTGCGGGTCAATCTCCGTCTTGGAGACTTCCTTCTTCTTTGACTGGAACAGTTTACTCATAGTCTTTTCTCTAGCACGACCGCCGTGCGTCTGTATCCTTCAAGCGCCCGCTGCCAGCCAGGGCGTCCCATAATCAGCATCGTGTCGCAGTTGATGTGCCGCGCCCACTCCTCAATGACCGGGCGGATGATCTTGTCGATCTCGCCCAAGTCCCCTGCGCCGATAACGACCGTCAGCTGCTTGAGTCGCGGGAACACGTCCACGGTCGTGATGACGCATGAATTTTCCGACGACCAGAACTGGTACTCACCGGCCTTGATGCCCTCAATCACGTCAGCGTAGTTGAGCTGGCCGTAGTTGTGCGCCAGCGCGCGCTCAATCAGCTCGCGGAACGGGGCGACGTACTCCAGCCCTTCAACGTCCTCTGTATTAATCATCGCTGCCCGCCAGACACCGCGTCGAGGCGCATCACGCCCACGCGCCAGTCGGTCATAGAGTCGCCCGTGACCTTCATCTCTACCTGCCTGCCGGTAAAGCGTACCGGCGTATAAATAGAGTCTATTGTATAGGTCTTGGTCGTCTCCGACCCGTTCGGCGCAAATTTCGTGATGAATTGCACGCCGACAGAGCCTTGTGTGTTCTCGTCCGCGATGAGTTGCTTTGCGACCATCAACCGATCACCGTCGCCGAATTCAATCGGCCCGGTGCGCGCGAACGGCACCGCGCCGTCGTAGGTGACGCCCACCTCGTGCTCATAGACGTACCCGTCAACGGATACCATGACCGGGTAGGTGAAAACACCTCGGTCGGTGCCGCAGGTGCGTACCAAAGAGCCAATGGTCCAATGGTTCTCGCGGTAGTTGTACGCGACGTAGGAGTCTACCTCAGTGCTAGACGCACTCGGGTAGAACCACCACACCTCGCCAAACTGGTTGTTAGCGACCGCGTACACCTTGGAACGCTGCGTCTGCGAGAGGTTGTTGACGAGGTAGTCGAGCACGTCGCACTTGAGCGGGCGCACGAAACCGTCGTACATGAAGAACCCTGCAGGCGACCACCAGTACGCGACCGACTCCACGGCGGCAACGGCTTGCGCGCTGATGACGCCGCACCCGGTCGCGATACGCTCAAAGCCGTACACAAATGGCGCGCCTTGGTACTGCGCGGTGTGCACGTCCACGTCGGTAAAGATAAGGTTTACGCCACGCAGACGCTTCGCGGTCACGATGGAGCCGACCGTCTCAAGCTCAATGTCGCCCGCCTGGTTCGTGACCGCAGGCGTCCACATCGTGTTATCTTCTTGATCCGACCACGCCACCTTTCGTGCGTTGCCGCCCGCGCCGAGCGCGAACACGAACCGCTCTGCGGTGACGAGCACGGCCTTGTTGCCGGTCGGCGCGTTGGTTAGTGCCACCGCATCGTTCGCCGTGTTGAGCTGCCACTCGTAGATTTTGCCGTCCGCGTTGGAGCAGGCGAGGAGGTACTCGCCCCAGTTGTCGAGCGTCCACGTCGTCGCCGGCGTCAGCGTGCCGGTGTCAGCGCGCGGGGTGCCGTAGGTGAATAACCCATAGGGGCCGCCGCCATAGCCCAGGTTCAGCACTGCGTCGGCGTTGCCGACCGTAAACCCTGCCGGGGTGATGTCGGTGATCGTGCCCGCCTCGTTCATCGCGTAGAGCTTGCTGTGTGTGCCGATGCCGATCCACCTGGCGTTTGCATTGGTACGCCACGCGATCAGACCTCGCGCCTTGCCCGTGAGCTGGCCCGAGGCGCGCTTGCGCCAGCCGCCCACCGGGCGCATGGTGCCCTCGTACCAGCGCACGAGGCTGGCATCTCGCCAGCGGCCCTTACTCTGGTAGTCGGTGCCGTTGCGATAAACGCCCGGCTGCAGATTGATGGGAACTAACGCCAAGGCGCTACTCCTTTGAGGATGGTACGAACCAGCCCTTAAATATGCCCACTAGCAGCATGATCGCGGCGCCAAGCCCTGCAAGCCCTTTGACAAAGGCCACGAGGTTTTCTGCCGTCTTCCACGCCGTCGCGAGCTGTTTCACGTCGGCCTTGAGTTCTGACAGATCAGCCTGCAGCACCTCAAGGTCTTTCCGTAGCATCGCGAGTTCCACTTCCTGTTCCGACATGGCCTACTCCGCAGGCTTCTCTTCTGTCTTCGGCAACTGCGCCTCCACCTGCGCCTTCAGTTTCTGCCAGAGCGGGAACCCGCCTTGACTCGTCGGGAGGCTACCCAGCAGATTAACGATGGCGACGGCTTCTTCAAGCGTCATTTCTAACTTTGCGTCGGACATTACTTACTCTCCAATGCGGCGACTTTGGCCTCAAGTTGTTCAATACGCGCCATTGCTTCTTGCAAGGCTTTGATGGCGGCGTGGTACATATCCGTCGTGTAGATCGTCTTGAGCGGCACCCCGTCTTCTGGTGTTTCACCAAACCCGTCAACGTCTACAAACTCTGGCGCAACAGATTCAACCTGCTGCGCAATAACGCCAATGTTGTCATCGTCGTGTGTCTGGTCTTTATACTTGAACGTGACAATTTCAATCGCTTTGATTTTGTTCCAGTACGATCCAACCAACTTGATGTCAGTCTTTACACGCTCGTCAGACAGGTTTGCGTCGTTGGCTTGGTAGTTAGCCAAGCCGCCGTTGGAACGAATTGAAGCGCGTTGATTAGCGCCGCCATAACACCTAATAAAAAATGAATCGGTAGCGTTTGGGTCTGCTGTCAAATTTACATATAACCCGTATGCGCCAGAAACTGCGGAAGATGTTGAGGTAAGTCGCAGCGTGTCTGAATTATCTGTTTGATAAAACTCGTGATAACTAGCCGTACTTCCCGCATACGTCCCATTATTACTAAACTTGCTATAACCCCCGCTCGTGATGCGGGCGCGTTCGGAGCCAGCCGTGCTAAAAGTAATGATGCTAGACGCGCCCGTGCGCGAAATAGCAAGCGTGTTGGTGGAGTCGGTATTTGTGATTTTTGCGTTTTGCGCCGCGCCCATCTGGATGTCAGCGTTAGCATTGACAAGGTACAGGTACTGCCCCTCAAGCCCAACATCACCACCCGCTACGCGCAACCGCTGACCAGAGGGCCACGAACTCGTCCCGATGCCGAGGTTGCCTGAGGAATTAATCAATGCCTTCGTGGAACCCGCAACCGAAAAGGCAAGTGCGGTCGTAGATGCGTTGACAATACCCCACGCAACTCCTGTCGGAGTTAAATCAATCTGTGCGTTAGCGTCCGTGCCTTGAGAGGTAAAAGAAGCAAGGGTTTCAATCGCATTTGCACCTAAAACGCTTAACCGTCTTGCAGGCGAACTCGTCCCGATGCCCAACCCCGTAGAGGTGAGGCGCATGTATTCCGTGCCACCACCATAATTTTGCCAAATCTGATCTGTGGCTTGATAGTAATTATTGCCCCCAAGGTCTACATAAAGTTTTGCAGCAGATCCGCTTACATGAAGTTTTGCAGCAGGCGAACTCGTCCCGAGGCCGAGGTTGCCGGAACCGTCAATCACCATTCTGGTTGCGGTGTCAGTTTCGTTACGGAATGTAAGTACAGAAGCATCTGCACCAATAGACCACTTTTCGCCGCCACTTGCGGTGGAATCAAAAACAATGCCGGGGTAATTGGCTTGGATGCCTAAAAACCGACCCCACGTTGTAGAAGTAACTGAAGCGCCAAGACTTACGTTTGTTCCGTCAAAACTTAACGCACTCCCACTCGTCGCCACCTTGGACGCATTCAGATACAGCACGCCGTTGGCGGTGCCGCCGGAGAGGGTCAGGTTGCCGGAGAGGGTCTGCGCGGCTGCGGAAATCGTGCCCGTCAGCGTTGGAGATGCCGACAGCACATTGTTCCCAGTGCCAGTGTTCGTCACCGACACAATGTTTTTACTTGAATCAAGCGCCAGCGCCGTCGAGGCTGTGAGCGCCGACATATTCTGTGTCCCGCCCACCGTCAGCGTCTTTCCGGTGCCGACGTTAAGGCCTACAGACGTACCGCTGCCAGCGGCGGCGAAGATACCGTCCACGAGGTCAAGGTTGGTGTTGAGCTTACCGCCCCAAGTATCCGCAGACGCGCCGACTTCCGGCTTCGTCAGGCCAAGGTTGGTAGTAGTTGTGTCAGCCATCTCTATTTACCTCAAGCGGCCTGTAAGTAGGCCGGGTGTGTTTTCTCTGTCCAAGTCTCTGCCGTGTCTGCGACCGGCGTCCATGTCTCTGCTGTGTCTGCCACTGGGCTCCACGACTCTGAGGTGTCGGAGATGACCGACCACGCCTTGGCGGTATCGGTCTGCCCCGTCCAGCTCTCTGCCGTGTCGGGGTCGATCTCCCACTTCTTGCGCCCCGCGCACGCCAGCGCCGCCGTGGCGGATATGGCGCATGAGGCGCGCTGGATTCGCTCACAGGAGGCGGCGAGAGACGCCACCCCAGCCATGCTCGACCCGCTCTCGTACACCGCCTCCGCGTTGGCCGCGAC